GTTGAAACTCCCATAGAGGTAATCCATATGCAAATGACGGGCCAAGCAGCCAAGAAGAAATGTAAACTACGGCTATTATTAAAGCTAGCATATTGGAAGATCAGTCTCCCAAAGTACCCATGAGCCGCAACAATGTTATACGTCTCCTCCTCTTGACCGAACTTGTATCCATAGTTTAAGGACTCTTGCTCAGTAGTTTCTTTAATGAGTGAACTGGTGACTAAGGAACCATGCATCGCAGCGAATAATGCTCCGCCAAATACACCTGCTACTCCCAACATATGGAAGGGATGCATAAGTATATTATGTTCTGCTTGGAAGACAAACATAAAGTTGAATGTCCCTGATATCCCCAACGGCATACCGTCAGAGAAACTTCCTTGTCCGAATGGATATACCAGAAATACTGCAAAGGCTGCAGCTACTGGAGCTGAATAAGCAACACATATCCATGGTCGCATTCCTAGTCTGTAACTAAGTTCCCATTGACGTCCCAAGTAAGCTGAGATACCAATGAGGAAGTGGAATATTGTGAGTTGATAAGGTCCACCATTGTAGAGCCACTCATCAATGCTTGCCGCTTCCCAGATGGGATAGAAGTGCATTCCGATGGCGTTGGAGCTGGGGACCACTGCTCCTGAAATAATGTTGTTTCCATAAAGTAAAGATCCGGCGACGGGTTCGCGTATGCCGTCTATATCGACGGGAGGTGCAGCAATAAATGCTAGTATAAAACAAGTTGCTGCTGTAAGAAGACAGGGTATCATCAAGACACCGAACCACCCCACATAGAGGCGGTTATCAGTGCTTGTTACCCAGTCACAGAATCTATTCCAATTGGATTGTCTTAATGTGGCTGTTGTCATTACATAATAAGGGTTGTTTTAAGTTGTAGCTGTATAAGCACCTACTCCTGAAGTACCAGCTACTGAACCATCAGCTGTATCATTAACTACCAAGCTACATAGAGTAACTTGTGCAGCCTTTGAGGTATCAGAGCAACCTGAACCTGGTGTATTATAAGGGATGAACCATCTATCACCAGCTGTTTTTACTTTATAAGTTACCACCATATCGTTACTTCTGGCAGATGGATCATATGCTTTAGACATAATTAAAATTGTACGTTAGAACGTTCTAGTTTATCGTATACATCCTGACGATAAGCAGGATCACTATCATAGCGAGGATCACTCATGGCTTGTACTACTTCAGCTTGACTACGGAACCCACTTGTAGGGGCTGCAGCTCTGCCTTGTAGCATTCTACCTTCGTATCCTTCTTGGGCTTCATACTCTGATCTAAGTCCTGCTACTGCTATCTGTATAGCTGTTGCATTACCTCTATCTATAATATCATTGAAAGCATCTAACTTACTTTCAGGTACATTATCAGCAGCCCATGATGTTAGTCTATTATATTCAGCCTCACCTCCAGCGGAGTTGTAGACAGAATTCATTTCGGCATCAGTTAGATCAGGAGAGTAACCACCTTCTTGATTAGGGTTGTTCTCCTGTATTGCCATGTATGCATTAACAAGGTCAGAGCTGCTCATCTCTTGGAATTTTTGCATTGTCTCTGATGAGACCTGACCTTCATTTGCATAGTATTCATCAGAAGCTTCGGTTATTAATTCGATACCAGCAACTGTTGCTTCATCGTAATCAACCTCATCTTCATCTAAGGTAGTATCTTCTACCTCATCGTCATCATTAGAACCTAACTTTCTTTGGAGTTCAAGGTATGCATTTTCTAATTCTTCTGCATTCTCAAACTTACCAGCATAAAGATCAGATTCTTGTTGACCTAATTTTTCTGCTACCTCTAAGGAGTTCTGCTCATCAGCAGAGAATTCAGGAGCGTCAGCAGGGGTGGGATCATACGTCAGCTTTTCCGTCATCTTTTACTCCTTGTGCAGTAGTTACTTTTAAATTTCCTAAACCAACAGTTGTTACTAGCTCAGGGTCTGGCCCTATTTTAGCTCTAGATGTGAACTTAGTTGGTTTAGCCTTTTCATTTTCTGGAACCAAAGGTTCTGGTTTACTAACCTTCGGGAGGGGTTTCTTCCGCACCTTGGTCGGGCGGCTCGCCTTGGCTGTTGTCATTTAGTTGATCGTATCCGTCGTTTAATGCCCTACCAATTGCAGGGTTTTTGCTTGGGTCCATACCAGGAGCTTTAGCAAATGCACTAGCTTGATCAACCATTGATTGTTGAGCGTACTCTTGCTGTTGCTGTTGCTTCTCTGCTGCCATAGTTTCAGGTGTCTTAACAAGGTTAAGTACATCTATACCTTGAGCAGCTGCAAGTCGTTTAACGTACTCACCGGGGTCAAGATATTTAGCCATAACTTCTGGTCCCATTGTTGCTGCAAGAGTCTGTGCGAATTGAACTAAACTTTGTTGATCTTGTCCTCTACCTAATGCATTAACACCTGCAACTATCTGTGGTCGTACCAAGTCTTTAGGGATCTTAGGGATCTCCTTATTACGTTGCAAGATATGTAATGTTCTATTGAGATAAGGGATTAAGAATTCAACAGTGAGCAATGAGAATAGCCCACCTAATTGTTGTTCCAATTCCATCTGAGTTAAGCGTACTTCCTCAGCTGTAGTCCTCTCACTTTCGCGTACTGATAAAACAAGGAAGGCTTCGCCTATCCTACGTTCTAAGTTCTGCATTTGTTCGGCTGCAGTTCTGAAATCTGCAGTCTTCCCAACCTGTATAACACCTACATCATCAGGTCTACCCTGTACGATTGCACCGTTACCAGCGTCAGCAATTGTTTTTGGTTTTGTAGTAGAGCTAGGTGATACCAAGAACACTACCTTACTAGCTGCAGCTGACCCTTCTACAAGGGCTTGGGATAATCCTTCTAGAGATCTAATGTCCCCAAGAAATTCTTCCACTCTGCCCCGTCCGTAATCTTCTCCGTCCACAGTATTGAATCTCAATACGAGCCAGGGAGAAGTATTCTTAGGGGCAGTGCTACGACTGCCAGGTAATATATTATCAAATGCTTCTTGATGCCACACCCATCTACCATTATCATCGAGTCGGACATAAGTATACACTTCTATGTCTTGATCATCAGATCCTGTCTTATAACCTTCATCCCCTGGAGGATTAGGTAAAGGTACTGGCAGATCTTGACCGAGTATCTTCCGACTAATTAGTTCCTTCGTTACGATCTCACAAACATTCCCGTTTCCATCACGATTAACTACGTAACGATTAAGGGGATAATTTTTGAGACCTTCTTTGCCCATAAATATTAGCGCATTACCAGAGACTATCAAATGCTTGAGAGCTTGGTGGACAACTACTCTATCACTAGAGGCACTAATATAGTCCATTACCATCTTCTCCATTTTGGAGAAGGATAAATCTAATTCACTCTTTACTTCTCTTGGAAATTCTACACCGAGTTTATCATCTCTGACTTGCAGTTTGAAGAAACTTGTTTGTGGTGGTATCAAAGCTAGCATTAATTTTGCTGCTAAATTGACCACCGACTTAGCTCCAACTGACTGCCAAGGTGTATGTAATTTCTGATGTTCTGGTCGTGAACTTAAATCTTCTTGTACTAGATAGGGCAACGTTAATCTTGAACACTCAACTGCGGTATGAAGGAACTGTGTCCTACCTCTAGTCAGTTGATTGTATCTATCACGTGCTTTCATTA